GTGATTTGAATCTGCCCTCCGGCACCCCAGCACCTCGCATGGTCCGCGACCCGTCCACAGGCCAGATGATCGCGGCTGAGGGTCAGGGAGCGCCGAGGAGTGATTTGAATCTGCCCTCCGGCACCCCCATCGAGCTGCGCACCAACCGTGAGGTCATGCCCGGTTCGGGAACCGCGAAGCCGACACGCGGAGGTGCGGTGAATCTGGAAAATGAGCCAGCGAAGCCCTCGACCCCTACCGAGAAGGGCATACCTCGCATCAAGCAGTTGACCGAGGTCGTCAAGGACCGCCCGAACCTGACGGCGAAGGAGTTGCTGGAGATGATGGGAGGCCCGAGTGATTTTAACCTCATGGAGTACCTTCGTGCGTTGCCACCCGATACCGTAGTGGCCCGAGACCCCAAGTTCCGCAGGTTGTTGAGCAAGGCAGTGGACGTTGAGCCTCCTAAGAGGCGCAAGACCTACGGAGGTAAGTAATGGCCAGGCTCTTCCCCGCGCTGAACGTCAATGGCAAGATTCACAAAGGCGAGAAGGACGACAGCCACAACACGCTCGGTGAGCGCCTGGGAATCCCGCATCCCGAGCACGTCAGGGGTTTCACCAAGGACGGCACCCAGTTCCACGACCGGCACGAGGCGCTGCGCATCCTGCGCAAAGAAGACCCTGAGACCTTCAGGAAGCTCCCCAAGGAGGCCCACAAGATCGGCCTGCACTCGGAGCATCTCGCCAAGGCATACGGCATCAAGCAGAAGCCGCAGGCGGTAGCCATCACTCGGGAGGCTATGGCGGAGCAGGAAGTAACGCTTCCCGAGCGCAAGCTCTCCGAGATGACGGCGATGGTCTTCGACCGTGGAGGGCTGTACCTCTACAACGCCGAGAAGCTCGCGGAGAAGTTCGGCAAGGTCTACTACTATCTGGCCGACGCCGACGCTTACCCGACCTCCCAGAAGGCATCCATCGGCACCGGCATCCCCAAGATCAAGCGGGTCCACAGCTTCTGGAAGACGCTCAAGAGAGACCGGCCCGACATCATCTACTTCTTCGACTGCTACGACGGCGACCTCCAGGTGCATCTGCGCGAGGACGACCATTACCCAGTGTTCGGCTCAGGCCAGGGGGAGGATATAGAGATCGACAAGATTTTCTTCCTGGAGGCTCTGGAGAAGCTGGGTCTCCCTTGCCCCAAGACCTACGTCGCCGAGGGGATGGACGACCTCTGTGACTACCTTACCAAGCACGACGGCGAGACCCTGTTCTTGAAGAACCTACATCGCGGCGACTTCGAGAGCCGCAAGTTCACCTCTATGGCGCAGTCTCGTCCTTTCCTGAGCGACCTCAAGAAGCGGCTCGGCTCGGCCTCTGACACCATAGAGGTGCTGGTACAGCACAAGGTAGACTCCGTGGTGGAGGTGGGGTACGACGGTTACTGCGTGGACGGGGAGTTCACCAAGAACTGCATTGTAGGGTACGAGATCAAGGATCGTGGATTCGTGGCTAAGGTCTTCGCTGAGATACCCGAGATCGTCGGCTCCATTAATGACGCCTTCAGCGAGACCTTGAAGAAGCTGGGGGGCAGAGGCAACTACTCCACGGAGATCAGGGTGACGAAGGCTGGTATGCAGTTCTATATCGACCCCACTCAGCGCGTGCCCTCACCCCCTGGCGAACTGATGTGCGAGATTTACGAGAACTGGGCCGAAGCGACGGTCGCTATCGCCAATGGCGAGCTGCCTGAGCTGAAGCCGAAGGCGCTCTACGGCGCAGAGGTGATACTCTGTTCCGCGTGGCACGACGAGCATGAGATTCACGTCAAGTTCCCAGCCAAGTTCAAACAGCACGTGAAGCTCAAGAACCACAAGATCGTGGACGGGGAGTATTACTGCGTCCCTAACGGCAACGGCACCTTCTTCGGGGCTGTAGTGGCCTGGGCTGACACGCTGGACAAGGCGATAGCCAAAGTGGTGGAGGTAGCCGAGAGCATCGAAGCTGACGAGTACAGTTTCGACCCTTCGGTCTTTGACGAGGCAAAAAAAGCGGCTGAAGCTGGGGCCGCGTTCGGAGTGAGGTACTAATGCGCCCTATCCACATCGACTTCTCCCCTACCCCGCAGCGCAACCAGCAGATTGGGGATTATGGTACCACGCCGGAGTGTGTCTGGTTCAAGATCACGACCTTCCCCGACAAGCCTGCCTACGCTATGGCCTGCCTGCTGCATGAGCTGGTGGAGAAGTTCCTCAACGATCAGCGGGGGATCACCGACGAGTCCGTGGATGCTTTCGATGAGGCAAACCAAGAGGATGACGATCCTGGAATGTTGCCCGCCGCCCCCTACCACAAGACGCATCTCGCCGCCGACGCTATCGAGAGGATGTTCATCCTGCTGGCAGGCGAGGACTGGGCGGAGTACGACGCCGCTGTAATGGAGCTGTTCGCATGATTGATTCTAAAGCCACGGTTATCGCCTGCACATGCTTTCTCTGCTCCACGGAGCCAGCCCTCGCGTATTCATGCTTGATTCTTGTCTCTATGGTGTGTATCGTGGTACTGGTAAACACTATAGGCAACTGTTACCGCCGAGAGACACGGATCAAACGCATCATGAACGGGAGGCACCGTGCCCACACCCCCTGACAGAAGCCTGATGGAGCAGCTCGGTATCTTCGCCCCGTTTGTGACAGTGCTCGGCGGCTTAGTAGGATATGCGTGGCGCATGAAAGACAGAGCGATGGAGAAACTGACCTCTGCCCTGGAGGACCATGTAGAGAAGGATGACGCGGTTCACAAGGAGCTGTTCACCGTGATCCGCCGCGACGAGGAGAAACTGAACAGGTTGCTGGGTGAGCACGCTACTCAGCGCCGTGCAAAGACTACCCCAGAGGAGCTGACCGATGAAGACGCTTAATGACCTGTTCTACGACATAATCCTTCTGAACGAGCTGGATGGGGACACCGCAGCTATCCTGCGCTTCTCCCATGCCGAGGGCGGCACCAGTGGCTACAGCTTCGGGCTTACCCAGCTCGACGTGAAAAACAACGATCAGGCTACCGCCTGTCTGCGTGACTGTGGCTTCACCGACGCCGAGATTCAAAGCATCAAGGACGAGACCGTGGACCCGAGGCAGTGGAACAGCCGCCTGAACGCCGCCGTGGTGCAGGGCTACGACACGGCGCAGCTCGCCTACTGTCTGGATAAAGCCATCGACTTCGGTGGGGCGTTCCAGGTGCCTATGGAGAACCCGAGCGGGATTCTCGCCCTTGCGGACTACATTAACCAGTACGGGTTGCCCGGTCACGGCTCGGCTGACTTCTACAGGAGCCTCGGTCACCCGGTCACGGCGCAAGACGTGCTGATCTTCAAGCTGGGCAGCACCAAGTATGGCAAGGAGCACTCGGCTGACTGCAAACGGCGCTACGACAACATCATGAAGGTGCTCGCGGAGGCTCAGGATGCTTAGGGATTTCCTCGACCGTTACGTCTCCGTGGTGGAGATAGTCTTCGCCATCTCCCTGGCCGGGACACTCCCCTACGCCATCTACTCCGGCGACACCGTGACCACAGCCGCCATCGTGGGGGGTGTGCTCGGTTATCTGAAAGGCTACTCCAGCGGCAACGCCGCGCCCCCTAAGCAGTCCGACATCAACGCGGCCATCGCCGCCAACCTGATCGACTACGCCCAGGCACAGTCGAAAACCAAAGGAGAGTAACATGCTCGATCTCGCGCAGATTGTCCAGATTCGCCAGAACATCACCACCATCATCACCGCCGCAGCCCCGACCGCTATCCCCGACACCCTGAAGGAGATCGCCGCCCTCTCCAAGTGCATCGCCACCGGGGGGACCGACCCCGCCGCCATCGTGGAAGCCTTCACTACTCTGAACCAGATTTACGCCGACATCAGCGCGGCTGAAAAGGCTGTCCAGGGCTAAACCATTCATCCCCATGTAATCAGCCCCCGCAAGGGGGCTTCTTTTTAGGAGGGCAAGTAATGGTTGCTTCTCTGATTCAAAACGGCGACATCTTCGCCCTGCGTGGAGGCAGCGCCCTGGAGTCCGAGGTGATAGAGGCTGTCACTGACGGTGATTACTGCCATGTGGGTGTCTTCTTCCTGAAGGATGGGGTGCCCTGGATAGCGGAGATGTATAACGACTACCGGGAGATCAGCCTTGCCGACCGCATAGCTGAGGGGAGCACCACTACCATGTGCTGGTGCAAAGCCCCTGAGATCATCCGGTCCCAGCCGGGCGCTGTTACCTCCGCCATGTACCGCTTCCGCGCCGACACCAAGGACCACATCTACGACTACCTGACACTCCTGCGGGTCTGGGCTTCCGACAAGCTGGGAGCCAGCTTCGACTCCGATAAGGTCGGTGTGGTCTGCTCGGTCTACGTGCAGCGCATCTGGGGTGACGTGCTGCAAGGCTTCTTCACCCGCCTCTGGTCCCCCAACGACATCGTGAAGCTCTGCCAGGAGGTTCAAGTCTTATGGACACCCACTACTGCAACTACATAGGAGGCAAGTGTGACTACGGCGAAGAGGAGTACCGCAGGCAGAGTGCTCTCGCCTGCCGAGTCCGCAAAGAGAAAAACGCAACGCAAAAATCAAGTGCAGAGGTACTACCAGAAGCACCGAGAGCTGGGGTTGTGCCGGTACTGCGCTGAGAAGGTGGAACCAGGGACCGGCATGTGTATAAAGCACCTGCACTGTGCCCAGAAGCGAAAGGACGTATACCGGGAGACGGGACGTTGCCCCAAATGCTCCCGGCCTGTGCCGCAAGAGCCTGGCTACGAGGCTGTATACTGCCCCTACTGCCGCGATACTGCTATTCAATCGAAACTCCTCTGGAGGGCTGGGTGGAACTGATTTCGAAAGTCATGCCGGACGATTACACCCTCGTAGATACTGGCGACTGGCATCTGGGCAATGTGAACGCCCACATCGGGGGTATCAAAGAGGCCATTCAGCGCATCAAAGAGCCAGGTGTCTATGCCATCCTGAAAGGTGACCTGCTCGACTCCATTCTCCCCAACGACAAGCGCTACGCCCACTGCGCCGTGAACATCCCCACTCCGATGCAGTCCCTGGATCTGCTCACCGACCTGCTCATGCCGGTCAAGGACAAGATTCTCGGCGTCATGCTGGGCAACCACGAATACCATCTCATCAACACCCTGAACACCGCTTGGGAGCTGGCTCGACGCCTCGACGCCCCCTACGGCGGCTACGTCTGCAAATTCATCGCCCTGGACCCTAGGCACCGTGTGCGCCACAAGATGTTCTTCACCCACGGCAACGGCAACCTGCCGACCGGAGCCAAGGACGTGATCCAGCGCATAGCGAACCAGCAGGCGGCTCTGAAGCGCAAGCTGGAGGGGACGGGGCATACAGACTGTATTTACATGAGCATGGGGCACTCCCACAAGCTCATGGTGGTGAACCCCACCATTAATGATGAAGTCATGATGACCGACAACGGCAAGAAACTCAAGCAGGAGTATCGTGTTACTTCTAAGCAGAATGTACCTTACATCCCGGCTGAGAGTCGCTGGTTTGGGTGCAGCGGGTCAATGTTGAAAACGAACACCGCCCCAGGAGTCGGGGCGGTGAGTTACTCGGAAGTCTTCATGTACGGCCCGTCCGTGCTGGGGTGGCTGGAAGCCGATGTGGTGGCCGGGTCCATGCTAGGGCTTAGGAAAGTGGTTACTTAGGAGCTTCCAACACTTGTTTCAAGTAGCCCATCACGTTGAACAGGATCGCGCAGAGCGCCTCTTCGAGCGTCTCCTCAGCTTCTGCCGTGTACCCTCGGTGGTGCAGGTGCCAGTCCGAGAAGTGCCTCCAGGCGGAGTCGATCAGTGCGCCCTTGGGGATACCCTTCTGCCAGTTGTCCGGCTCGCGCTGACTGCCGTCGCTCGCAGTCTGGTGGCGCTTCATGTACCGGGCGTAAGCCTTCAGCACCAGCGGGTTGAGATAGCCCTCATATTGCAGCTTGTCCCCTAGCGGCGAGCGGGTCGCCCCGGTGTCGAAGGTTCGGATACCCTTAGCGAGAGACAGCTTCTCTTTCGCGGTGGTTACATGCTCCTGCGCGGCTTCTCGCTGCTCTCGTGCCTGCCTCAGTTTCTCCTTCGCCTCGCGCATCTCGGCCAGCGCCTGGGTTACCAGCTCCTGCGACATAGGCTCCATCTGGCTTCGCAGGTAAGCTCGCTCCATCCGTTCGATCTTCGACGGCATCTCGCTTAGAGGTGTGCCCAGCTCTCGCATCGCGGCGCGGGTGATCCCCGCACCTGACCGGCACTCCACTGCTTCGTCCCAGCCTTCCAATCCTTTTCCGCTTGTCATCGTTCCTCCTCCCAGCGCCCCAGCGCGTCGATCCGTGTGAGGCAGTCTTTCAGCATGTTCGTTTTCGCTTTCACGATCTCCGTACGCGCCGCGAGCATGACAGCCTGACGCTGCCACTCGCCCAGCTCGGCTCTCAGCATATGAATCTCCTTGAGGTCATCCATGTGCTCCTGGCGCAGTCGTTGCGCCTCTTCGGAGTAGGTCTTGACTGCGACTGCGGTCAGTCGTTGCACGGCGCTCTCGATCTGCCTGTGGCAGAGACGCTCTATGATGTTCATTGTTACCCCCTTGCTTCCCCTTGTTTCAATGTCTGCACCAGCGCCATCGCCTTGTGCCCCAGCGCCGGGCACCCCAGGTCGAATTTCCAGCACGACTGCGTTACCCCCTCCCAAACCGTGCCGCGCCCCAGAGAGATTCTGGAGCCGGTTTCCGCAAGCCCTATGCCAGTGAGCATCGCCGCCAGCTTGCGCGGCGAGACGTGAATCCTTGCCAAGTCCTGCCGGATGACCTCGGCGGAAACCCACAGTGTCAGCTTGTCCACCTCGATGCGTGCCACCAGTCGGCCATGCGGCTCGCGGTAACCTTGCTGGCAGAACTTGTCCACCGGGTTCCACGAAGCCACGCAGACTACGCCGTTGGCGTGACGGTCCAGCAGACCGCCGAGGAAGGAGACCGCATCGAACTCCTGCGTGTTCTTGTACTGCCGCATACCCTTGATGGTCTCCACTACCCAGGGGATCAGCTTCTCGGCGTCCACATGGGAGAGGCCCAGTCTGCGAGCTACCAGCCCCCCGTAAATGGCTACCGCCCCAGTCATGGTCCAGAACCGCTCTTCCGGCTCGGAGCCTGCCTTGCGAGCTACCACATCCGCGATCTTCGCCAGGGCGTCATGGTGCTTCTCCTGGTTCTCGGTAAGCCACTGCGCGTACTTCTTGCCTACGCCGCCGAAAGACTTGTCGAACCCTTCGAAGATAGCCAGTCCCTCGGCCTTGGTGTACCCATCCACCACCTCGTACTCGAAAATGCGATTGATTTCGGCACCAGGGTCGCCCTTCAGGTTACCCAGCTTGTCCACCAGGGAGTGGTTGGACGAGACCACAGCCAAGGTGTTCCAGAAGTTCAGGTTGCTCTTCTCCACCGCGTTGCGGGTCATGCGAGCCTTGTCACGCCCCTGGGTGATCTTGTAGGCCAGATCAGATAGAGCCTCCGGCGTGATGTTGCTCACCTCGTCTATGTACATGGGCAGCGTGTTGTAGATGCCCAGCCGCCCGATCAGCGCGTTCTTGGTGTCGTCCTGGTTCAGAATCAGCCGTTTCGGGTCGCCCCAGGCGGAGATGCCCCACTTGCCGGTCAGGGTCTTGCCCAGCCCCGAGCCACCCACCACGGAGAGCATGGCTCCCTCGTACCCGGTGAAGCGCACCAGCGGAGCACCGAAGGCGGAGCAGAGGAACTGAAAGGCTAGACCCTCCAGCCCCTGCTGGTTCAAAAGCTGCGTGTTCTTGACCCACTGGATGTAGTCCCCCTCGGGTCGGATGCCTCTGACGAACTCGGGTGCTGAAGCCGAGTAGCCCACCCGGTGGACCGAACCATCCTTGCGGTAAATCTCCGCGCCGTGGATGAAAGCGAGGTTGTCCTCCTCCTGAACCCAACCCATCTGCCCCGACAGCTTGGAGAGGCGCTGGTCCTTTCTCAGCTTCGCCATGAACGTCTCAATGTAGACCATGAAAAGCCCCTTGTTGTCCTTGCCCACTACGCCGATATGAGCATCCATCATGGCCGAGAAGAATGCCTTCGGCTCGCAGACCTTGTTCGATGCTACTGTTACTTCCCGCCAGCCGTCGTGAGGCAGGCGGTGCTTGATGGTGAAAGACTCCCCGAAGAAGTCAGAGTTGATGCTGGCAATCCAGAGAGGGTAGGGGTAGATGTGGACCGGCGTGCCCCCGTCGTCGTAGTAGATTCCAGTTTCTGCGATGGTGAACCCTTGAGGTGGCTCAGGGTCGTCATCTCGTCTCTCAAGAGCTGTTGGTGCCGCGTACCCCAGAACGATAGGGGACTTGACCCGCTCCGCATAACGGCACCCGGCACACAGGCCGGGATTGTCGGCGTTGAGCTTGGTGCAGGTGGTTGGACCTGCGCCGGAGGCGATGTGCTGCTCGATCTTCTTTTCCGTTGCCGCTGCGCTGTACTCCGCGTGCCCCTGTGACCACTCATGGATGACCTCCTGCCCCTCTGTTGTGTGCCGAAGGAGACCAATCAAGTTGTACCACTGCGGCTCCGGCACGTCCCCCCGCGCCGCTTCGAACGCCGCCACCTGCCCACACTTGAGACTAATGGCCCTCGCGGAGCTGGGTTGGTAATCTCCTTCGAGACCGGCAAGAAACGCAGCGTTTTGCACAGCGGTTGCCTGCGGGGTCGGCAGCACCACCTTCACCTTCGCGGCGGCGAGCTTGAGCGCCTTGATGAAACCGAGCGGCGGGACCGGGCCAGGGTCTGAGATGAGCCTTACCTCCTTGCAGCACCCCTTCTTCCGGTTGTGGCTTCCGATAGGGCGCAGCACCCGCGCCCGGTCAGCTACGAGTCCGTCAGCGTCCAGCCCTGGTTCCACAGCCTGGACCAGCTTTTGCAGTAGTTCAGCGACACCTCGCCAGAGATGCGCGGGGAGGTTGGTATCCAGTATCCAGTGGGCATAAAGCCCGTTGCCGGATGATACGATCGCGGGGGAGGGGAGCAGTGTCGTCTTGCAGAACCGGCTCAGGGCTTGCAGCCCCTCCCGCTGGCTTGCGTAGGGCTTGCCCTCTCCGCAGTCGATGTCCATGAAGAAGTTGCGAAGGAACTGCGCGTTGTCACCCTTGCGGGAGGCGGTGGTGGAGAAGCTAGCCTGGGCGAAGAAGACTGTCCTGCCTGCCGCGTCTAGCTGCTCCGCCCACCTTTGTGCTGATGCTACCTCCTCAAACCAGAAGTGTCTGAAAGTCCCTTTACTACCTTCCGGCAGAAGCTCCGCCAGACAAATATTACCCTCCGAAGGCAGTAGCCTCGATAAGAAGTCAGTCATACCAGTCATTACCTCCGAGGGGTGCATTAAGGCGTGAACATTTTGAGGCGAAGGCTTACAGCGTAAGCCCCTAAGCCTGTCTCTGTCAAGTCTTTCCCTCAGAGCCTACTGGCTCCCCTCTATAGGGACTCGTTTTCGGCGTCACCTGTTTCAGTACAGCGCGTATCGCAGGCATCCGGGCGTCACCCCTGATGTCGGAGTTGAGTGGCAGCAGGTTTGCTTTGACTGCCAGCTCTATGAGATGTGCCCACTTGCAAGCGATGTCGTAGACGATCTGCTGCTTGGGGACCGCGTCGTCCTTTACCCAGCGGTTAAGCGTGCCCCGCGAGACGCGGAAAATCTCACACGCCTCGACACTCCGGACCCCCGCAGAGGTCAGGATATGTTGTATTTCACTTCCTCTCATTATGAGCCTCCCAGTTTGTGCAGCACCAGCACTATGAAGCGAGGCAGGTAGTACAGAATTTCCAGCATTACTGCCAAAAATAGCAGTCGCATGACTCTACCTCCCTTTAACCTCACCATACATCTTCTTGAAAAGCCAGTAAAAGAAAAGAAACTTGAGGCTGGTTCGTACCGGATCAGTGTCGAATTTTGAGAGTTGCTGGTCGATGATGGCTTCGATTTTGTCAATGATTTTTTCCATTTTTCAATCTCCTTGTCGGCTGTGGCCGTTGTGTTAAACTCAATCCTTGCTGCTACTGAACGTGCATACAGCCGCTCGTACCGCCGCAGGTTGCTGTTTGCCTCCGTAAGTTTCTCTCTCATCCTTGGAAGTAGGTCCGGCGCGGGGCAACTAGCTACCGCCTTGCTGATACTCCATACATCATGTTTTGCCTCGTCCACCAACCAGGCGTAGTTCTCAACCGGGTCATGTTTAAATGGCCTGCGAAGAGCTGCTAGTGTCATTGCCTGCCTCCTACGGCGCGGAGCCTCTCGACCCCGCGCCTGGAATCTTACTTCTTGATGGTGAACCCTCTCAGCCAGAACCCTACTATGAGTCCGAGCAGTAGGATCAAACAGGTTACCAGTGTCATTGCCTGCCTCCTAGTCCCACGAAGAGCTGCTGTCCGAAGAGCCGGAGTCCCACGAAGAGCTGCTGTCCGAAGAGCCGGAGTCCCAGGAGCTTGACTTCTTCTCCTGCGTCGGAGTGTCCCACGACGATCTACGCGGCTCAGGAGCAGGTGCTGGCACTTCCCGTATAACCTCCCGCTCGACCGTGCGGTGCTCATGTCCTGCGGCCAGCATCTCGCCTAACATCACCCCGGTGAGCAGGTCGCTGCCTCCGCTGTTGTTATTCACGACCGTCGTGTGGTGTACGGTCGGGGCGGGTCCGGATTGGTACATAGTCGGAGTCGGTGGCAGCGGCTCGCGCATGTTATAGGTCGGAGTCGGACCAGGCCGCGGTGGAGGTGCTGCTTGCTTGTCAGTGTCCGGCTCTGCCGGTTTCGGACCAGGCCGCAGTGGAGGTGCTGCTTGCCTGTCAGTGTCCGGCTCTGCCGGTTTCGGGCCGGGTTTGCGCTGCGCCTGCAAGCGTCGCTTCTCCCCTTCTTTCCAGCGGTAGACAGCGTACCAGACTCCGCAGAGCAGGAGCAGCATGATGATGCCGTTACGCAGGGCGTGGCTTTCGATCGCTTGAATCTTCCTGGTCTGAGGCTGGATAGCTTCCTTGAGGTTCTCCACGTTGCTGGATGACGCGAACTTGAGGGCCGGGTCGATGCCAGTCGCCATGTCGAGCGCCTCTTTCGCCTTGATCTGGTTGCCGAGTCCAGCCTGTGCCTGCGACATGGCGTAGTATGCCTTGGCCGACCTCGGATGGTTCTGGATGATGAGCTGCAACCCCTGGACAGCTGGGGCGTAGTCGTGGGCCTTGATGAGACCCTGAATCTGGTCGAAGGTAGCCTCCGCGAAGGCTGTGCTACAGAGTAGCAGCAAAGCTGCGCTGCACAGTAAAAGTCTTTTCATGTCATCTCCTCTGTTGGTGAACTGCTTCTGATAACCTCGATGTTGAGGTAGTTCTGAACACCCTCCACGTAGGCGTCCTCGTCCTGGTGCTCCACCAGCTTGCCGTTGATTGTGTACACCCAGCGGTGCATCACGTCGAGGCAGGTCATAACCAGCTTATGGCTTGCTACCGGCACCGCCTCCCTGCGGGTGAGTGCATACTTCAGCAGGTCCAGCTCCAGCGGGGCAGTACGAAACTGCCCTTGGAATCCGGTGCTAAGGTTGTGCTCGTAAGGGTTATCAAAGGTAATACCCAGCCCCTGATTCGGCATCGGTCCCATACCGTGCCGGGTAAGGTATGCCCGGGTGACATACAGCACGTTCAGCATACCTTGGAACTCCTCAAGATTGGAGAGCCGGGTGCGCCCCCGCGTAACGTGGGGGAAGAAGCCGAACTGCTCGTCCAGCATGACCCCTTGCGAGCCTTCAAAGATCACATGGTCCCACCTCTTGGTGTACTCCTGAACGACCCGCACGCAAGGGCTGCGCAGTAGCGCGTCACACGCCGCCTCGAAGTCCGACGCAATGGGGTCTCCGCCGTAGAACTGCCGAACCATCTCCAGCTTGGTTCTGAACACGTAAGGGTGAGCGAGGTCGCCAGCCAGAAGCGAGTAATGTCGTTCTTCCCGCTCGTAGGTCTTGCCCACCCCCACCCCGCAGGAGCCGTGAACATCCAACTCCCGGTTGGCACGCTTGTCGTAGGGAGTGGTGATGGGGCAGCGGAAGTCGATGGAGAGCGAGGGGGTGATCCCCTGGGCAAGTAGCACTGCCTGCTCGTTTATGATACCTATAGGATCGACTGTGCAGTTACTCGGCCAGAAGGTTGGTAGCCCTTGCAGAGTGCCGCTGCCGAAATTAGAGAAGACATGCTCCCACCCATCCTTGAGCATGACCTTATGGCTTGCCTGGTGTCCTCCAGAGTACCTGGACACCAAAGCTGTCGGGTGCTGCGCCGCCAGCCAGCTCACCACCTTCCCCTTCCCCTCGTCCCCAAAACCAGCCCCTACGACAGCGTAGTTCATAGCATCATATCCTCAGCTTGTGCAGCAGGCAGCAGCACCGCCGCCCCATCGCCGTTCGGCCTTTCGACCACTTCGCCCTTCAGAACGATGCCCCTGATGATGTCCGCGACATCAGTGCGACGTTGTGCCACAACCAGGTTGGCCCCCAGCATCTCCTGCCAGCCGCGCACGGTCTTCTGGTCCGCTCCCGCCGACGTGTCCCCGATATGGACATGGTAGACGTTAAAGGTCTTTTGCGCGGAGTCCAGCAGTTCAGCCGCCGACAGGCTTTGATACTCTCCCGGTCCCATGATACCCTTGATGGTAGCGGCAGGAAGACTGCGCAGGTTCGGCTCGTCCCCCACGGTGATGCAGTAGCCCTTCCTACCACGCTTCTCGAAACAGTCAGTAGCCGTGTGTCGTCCGGCGAAGTACCACGCCAGCATGTAGCTCTCACCACCGTTGCCACCACCTCCGCCTTCGAGGTAGATATTGGTAAGCCAGTGATCCAGCAGCGCGTCACTGGATTCGAACTGCCCAACTTGCAGCGGCGATCGGTCACACTCATGGTCGCCGATGCCCATGAATAGAAGCTGCGGGTCGGCAACTCCCCCCTTAATGATGGAGTCCATAAGCTCCGGCAGTCCTTGCTTGACCAGGAAGGTGGGGACACTCCCCATCGAGCCGGTCACGTCTAGGCCGAGCAGGATAGCGACCGAGTTGGGGTGCTCTGCGGAGTCCCTGGATTCGCGGATGGTCACGCCATAAGGATTCATGGCGCTGTTGATGTTACGGTTGACGAAAAGCTCCTGGGAAGACTTACCCACGTAATCACACGCGGTGCTGCGCAGGAGACGGTCTGAAGTTGAGTAGGCTCCTCCTCCCATTATTCAGCCTCCTTGGGTGTTGCGATCTCTTCAGTCGGGTCAGCAGGTTTCTGGATGGTGTCGGTCTGTGAATACGGTGCGCTCCCCATTACAATTCACCTCCGAACAGGTATTTGTAGCGCTCTTCCGCGATCTCCAGCTTGATCTTCTCGTTCCTGATCTTGACACCCAGCTCGATGTCCTTGTTGACGTACCCGGCTGCGTCGAAGTCGCTCGCCAGTACGAGGCTGATGCTGCTGGACGGGGAGAGGTCGAGCATGTTGTCCCGCTCGCGCTCCATTCGGCGCACGTTGACCCGCAGGTCTTCCACCAGCCGCTTGAAGAGCAGGCCACAGTCCTCACCGATGGCGATGGCCCGGTCGTTCTTGATCTGGGAATTGTTACGGCGCAGGGAGTCTACGAAAGCCCCTGCAAGGACCGGTCCTACTACTACTACACTCTTGTCAGTCGTCATACGCTCCTCCTTGGGAGTCTGGCGGGGCCGAAGCCCCGCCTGTTGGATTCTACAGCCCGAGTTCCGCCGCGAGCGCGGCCAGCTCGTCGTCTTCCGCTTCGACCACGGTCTCCACGACCTTCTCTTTCGGCTTCACTGCCCTGACCGCCTTGGGCTTTTCAGCCGGAGGTGCGACGGTCTCGCCACCCATCGAAGCGAAGGGGTCGGGTGCCGGAGCGGGGGCAGGCTTCTCTTCGATCTGCTTCGCGGCGGACGGGCCGGACGGCGTGCCCGCCACGATCTCGGCCACTTCCGGCGAGGCGGCGAACACCTCGGTCTTGGCAACCTGCTCCGGACCGAGGAACCCGCCGAAGTTGAAGGTCAGCACCGGGTAGGAGAAGTTGGCGTCGAAGCCGATCACCGTGATAGCGGTCGAGAGGTCCACACCGCGCCGCGAGGTCTCCTTGACGTAGTGTACGAATGCCTTCAGGGACGCAGGCGGGATGGAGAACCCGTAGATGCCGTTGTTGGCGTAGATGGCGAGCTGCTTGCGGTCGCTGCACGCCTTGCCCTTGCCAGGGTTGCCTGATGCGTCCTTGCCGGAGCCGAACTGGTTCTGAGGGCATCCTGCGCAGCTCTCGCACTGCTTGAGTGGGCTGTCCGCCCTCGGTTTGATGCCGTCGTCGCTGGAACAGTCCGGCGCTTTGAACTCGGTAGAGTTCGGGTCGTAGGCGGTAGCGTAGTAGCTCTTGTCCAGGTTCGGCTTCGCGCCCAGGAGGACCACACCGATCTCCATCGTGGGGAGCACGGTCTCCGTGCCGTCCTGCTTGACCAGAAAGCGAGTCCCCTTGCAGCCAATAGTGGGGAACTGTTTGCCCTGGCTGATCCCAGCCAGGAAGCTGTCGGTGTTGGGCTTGCGGTTCTGAAGGTGTGCCGGAACCTGAATGTCCTCATATTTCACTATGTTCGCCATGTGTTACTCTCCTTGTTCGTGTGGGGTTGACGGCTTTTTCAGCCAGTTGTAAATCTGTTCTGTGTCCTCACAGAGTACGCTCACCGACGAGCCGGGTGTACAGCGGCTAACGCCAGTTTGAATGCTTCCTGTCATGTTGCCTCCTCGCGCTCTAGGCGCTACGTTTTCCTTACCTGCACTGTCCTCGTCGCGGAGTAGTTGCACCCTGGCGGGGGTTGTCCCTCTCGGCACTCTCCGGCTCCCGTCTTCACCAGTGGACCCATCATCTCGGTGGCGGCGGTCTTCGCCACTCGACCCTCCAGAAACTCCCGTTTGTCGTTCTCGAACACCCAGTCGAAGAACACCTGCTTGTCCACTACCACCACCGACTCTTTCAGAGCCTTGTACACGCAGCCGTGCAGGGTCTTGGCGTTCTGCAACCCACTCTTCTCCAGCTCCGCGAGAAGCCATGCCTCGCGCTTCGCCTGCAACGTCTTGCGCGTCTCGATCTCCGCCTCCATTGCCCTGATCTCTTCTCGGGTGGCAACGTAGGCGGCTGTTACCGCATCCAGTGTCACTGCCATTTCACACCTCCTTTCGCAGTTCCCAGAGCTGCGCCTCTATCTTCTGGTACTGGACTGCACCCAGCAGGTCGGTAATATCTATATCCTCCTTGTCTCGGACGAGGAAAACGTCTTCGATCTCGATAGTCTCCGGCTCAGGTGGCTCCTCCCAGGAGCCTGCGAAACCCTTGTCGTAGTCGAATACGACTTTCAGAGTGTTGCCCCTGTATGTGATGAGAGCCTCATCGCTGGCCACTGGGTACCCCCTTCGCCGCTTCCACCAAAGCCTTGATCTCGGCCCCCGCCTCCTCGGAGCAGTTTTCCTCGATCTCTTCCAGAGTCTGCTTCGGCTCCGTGATGCCTTCTACCGGCCCATAGCAGGAGCAGTGCCCCATGTCAGTGACACCCCACTTACCGTCTTTGGTGTAGAGAATCTGCCCCGACACCCTCGTAGCCACCGTTGCCATACCAGTACCACACCTCTTCGAGTCCGAGCATGTCGAGGTCTTCCACCGCATAGTCGTTGAGCAGATCCAGGTCGTAGGAGCTGGCGTAGGAGAATCCTTCAGGGAATTTATTCAGATTGTGCAGTTTTACCGTCATGTCCTCACCCCTTGATGTTGATGATCGGCACGATCCGCGCCGTAATGGTTACCAGCTCCTTCTGAAGCGCCATAACCTCAAATATGTTCTTGTACGCCAGCGGCGACTCGTCAAGCGTACCGGCATCGACCCGAGCGATCACACCCTGCATCTGGTGCTTGAAGGTGTCGAGGTCTAGCTCCCGCTGTGCAGCCTTGCGCCCCAGTACCCGGCCAGCTCCGTGCGAGGACGAGCAGAGTGAATCAGGGTTGCCCAACCCCTCCACAATGAAGGAGCCATCGCGCATATTACCAGGGATCACACCCTTCATGCCGCGTTCCGCGTGAGTCGCCCCCTTGCGATGCACCCAGTGCCCCGCCTTGTCGCGCTCGGCGTGGTTGTGGTTTCGGTTGATGAGAAAGGTCCACTCTCCGCGCCCAGTGCAGTGCCGGGTCATCACCCCGATTACACGCTCCATGATTTGATTGCGGTTCTCCAGCGCGAAAGCGAGACAGAAGGCGAGGTCGGCTATATAGTCCTGCCCCTGCTGCGAGTCGGTCCTGAATCCGAAGTGCCCCTCCCTAGCTTTCCCATCACCAGAGGCGAGCTTCATATGGTGCGTGGCGGTGGCGTGTCCGATGCCGCGAGACCCTGAGTGGATGATGATCCAGACCCGCTCAGTCCCTTCCTGGTAGCCGATCTCGATGAAGTGGTTGCCTCCGCCGAGCGTGCCGAGCTGCTTACGCCCGTTCTTGGAGAAGATAGCCTTGAGGACATCGGTGCGGTCCAGATCGTCAAACGGCCAATACTGATCGTCGCGGTTATGGTTGAAGCCTACCGGCACGGTAGCGTAGATGTCCTTGAAAATCGCTTCCCGCTTCGCTTCGACGTCGGTCTTAGTGAAGCTGGTGGGCAAGGCACACATGCCACACCCGATGTCATAACCGACCCAGGCGGGGAGAACCGTACTGTCGGTCGCTATCACCGCACCGATAGGCAGCGTGTACCCGGTATGAGCGTCCGGCATGAGCGCACCCTTGACAGTAAAGTCCAGCTCCATAGCTGATTGGAATTGTACGAGTGCTTCGGGTTCGAGGACTTCTGCGAAGATGTGGGCTTCTTTGGGCATCATGTGCCTCCTGTAGATAATAGATGTCCGTATTTTGAGGTTTCATGCTGTTAGCATTGCCCGACGTTACGATCATCGACAAGGAAGAGCTGGCCGGCGACATCCGCATAGTCGTTGAGACGACAAACCATCCCAAGACCTGCCAGCGGTGTATGGACCTGACAGCCAAGATCAGCCGCTTTGGTACCCGCCCAAGAAGCTACATGGACCTGCCCATCAGGACCAAGCGGCTTCCCACTTCCAAGGCGGGGTGTCTACCAAGCTGACTTACACACCGATAACCTTTTGTATCACGATTTTGTCTCGTATGCAACCTTTTTCTTGTATCATATAAAACTATTTTTCCTTCACCAGCTCCAGCACCGTGTCCTGAAATTTGCCCCGCTCGATGAGTGCTCTGTAGACCTTATGCTCCACCGGGGTGGCGGCGATATGAGTAATGACTGTGCTGTGCTTCTGCCCCGGTCGCACCGTCCTGGCGTTGGCCTGGCAATAGGTGTCGTGAGATGTAGTTGCCGTTGCCCAGACGATGTTGTGACACCGTTTATGGAGCGACAGACCGTGATTCATGCAGGCCGGGTTCGCTATGAGTATGCGCGGCTCGGCTTTGTCGTTGAAGTCTAAGAAAATCTGGTTCCGCTTCCCGAGCGAAGTGCCTCCGTCCACTACCTCGCAGGAGTGGTGCTTCTTCAGCTTGTGATAAAGTGCGTGCAGTGCCCCGGTCAGAGGCATGAAGATAATGAGCTTGCCGTCCGCCTCCTCTATCACCTCCTCGATCACCGCGAGCCTGGGACCGAAGTCCAGCTCTATGGTCTCCCCTGCGCCGTACACACAGCCAACCGACGCCTGGATCAGCTTACCCATCAGGACCGCCGCATTAACCGCCGTGACCTCGACTCCTCGCACCTCAGCCACGCACTCTTTGCGCAAGCGCTCGTAAGCGTCTCGCTGCTCCTTGGAAAGCTCCGCGCTGCGCTCGCAGTAGATGGTCTCCGGCAGGTCTATACAATCTTCCAGGGCGTAGCGGATCGACGGTTGCAGTATCGAGTCCACCATCTTCTCCGCCCCGGCGCGAGGTACCCACTTAAACTGAGTGATACCCAGCATGGTGTCCATCTTGAACCGAGTGAAGCTGCCGGTGTAGCGCTCGGGGACCAGGAGCTTACTTTGCGCATAAGCGTCCGTGGGGGCGTTGGGTGTCGGCGTGCCGGTCAAGCCCCAGGCCCAGCGTTCAGGAGTCACCAGCTTCTTGGCAGCACCCCAAAGCGTCTTAGCTCTCTGGTTTCGGAACACTGCGATCTCATCGAAGATCAGCAGGTCCACGTCGTCAGGCAGGTGAGGCTCCACGATCTGAACACCGTGATGGTTCACAATGGCGAAGTCCCAATCCCCTTTGAGGGCATCGAGCCGCTGCTGGCGACTGCCGTGCAGTACCACGAACTTGCGTCTCGGGAACATCGTGTAAAGCGCGTCTGCCCAAACTCGCTCTAAACAGGAGAGAGGGGCCACTATCAGGCAGCGCCGGATCACCTTCTCAGTCATGAGGTAGTCGGCACCCCACGCTGTAGCTGCTGTCTTGCCAGTGCCCATCCCGTTCAGTATGAACGCTCGCTTGTGTTCCACGGCGAAGCGCATGGTGTCCTTCTGGTGCTCGAACGGTTTGAATCTGCCTGGGAAGGTGTAGGTGTCCAGTGGCGCAGGCGCATCTAGTCCCAGATTGCGCATGAGCTGCATACACTCGAAGGAATGAGGCACCGCCACAGCCGTTTGCCCTTTGAACGGTGCGACTCTGGCTCCCGGCACTACCGCGAGTATCGCGTCAGGGTCTTCGACAGTGAAGACGGCATAGCCGTTGAGAACCCTCATTCTCCGCGCTCCGCAAGCGTCTGTTCCTGCTTCGCGGCGATTCTCTCCTGGCGCATCGCCTCCGCGAACTTGAGAGCCATCTCCAGCACCTCTATAGAAGTAGTCTTTGCCAGCGTCAAGGCATAGGCTTCCCGGTATCCGTCCCCCATCGTAGTCCTCCTTTTAAGAACTTTTTCCACTGCTCCTTCAGCTCCGGTGCGTCACCCAACTGCTTCACCATCTCGCGCTGCCACTTGCGCAGCTCCTTTACACGCTTCCCTCGCATACACCCCCTTACTGCCCACGTAGAGCAGGTCATAGTGAACGTGATGCACCGCACCTGCGAAGCCATTCTCCTGCATGTGCCAGCCCAGCGAGTTCTCGCTGAACCCGTAGTGATGCTTATAGAACGGGTGTCCTGCCGTGAGTATCGCCTGCGACCCGTAGATCACGTCCGCGTAGCTGACCGGCATGGTCCCCGCCTCGTAGAATGTGTCTAGCAGGTCGTGCTTGCGCGAGCGCATCACCTCGAATGCTCTCACGATGTCGGGAACCAGCACGAAGACCCTACCGTCATCCTTCAGGACGTGTCTGAACCCTGCCAGCACCTGGGACAGCTCCGCAGAGGTGACGTGCTCCAGAAAATGCGAGGCCCAGATCACGTCGAACTCACCCCCCGGCAGCGTCAGCAGCTCCCTGGCGTCACAGACGACACCGACACCCTCTCCAGGCACCACGTCCAGCACGACCATCTCATGTTCCTCGAAGCCGGTGGGCATCACCGCCCCTGGACCTCCCCCGATATTCAAAAGCCTTTTCATAGTGCCGTATCCTTTCCAACAGTGGTGTGTTTTGTCAACTGCAAGAGTTACTGCCCTTGGCCCATGAGCCGTTTGTACGCCCACATCATCTCGACCTGCTCTTCCGTCCTCTCGATCGGCAGCACCGCCGTGCCCGAGATGCTCACCCCTGACAGTGCGTACTCCGCGTTGGGGTCGTCGTGTTCTATGAGTCGAGCGTAGGTTCGTTTGGTCGGTCTCGGGGCATTGGGTCGGTCGTGCAGCACGAACTGGTTGGCCTTGCGATCCGGTATGCGGTCCTGTTTACTCATGCAGGTTTATCAGCCCGACCCATCTTTTTAGCTGCCTCCAGTCATCCTCACCACCGTCGAACACCATTGCAAAACCCCTCGTCTTGTTGATAGCGTCGTACTGGTGCTTCTGTTGTGCCGACATGCCGCGGTTCTTCTCCCCCCTGCGCCCCGGCTTCTTCACCTCAATACTGAAAAACCGGCTCTTATACTGCCCCAAGCAGTCATGGATGCCTGCGACCCCGTAGCCACCGGGGACCGGATTAAAGAACCATCCAACTGCCTCCGCAGGTGTCTTGGCGGCTTGAGAGGCTGGGATGCACCCAATGGAGATGAGGTACTCCGCCACCTCCTGTTTGATCTTCCCCTCCGGTGTCACTGCCATGTCACTTTCTCCCGCGCGGAGAGTTTGAATTTCTCGAACCGGGCCGCACACTCCTGCGCCATCGTCGTGGCGAGGTCTAAGGCCATCCCCTCACCTACCGGATGCAGCGTCACCATACCCTCGTCCTCTCTGATATAGATCACGGCTTCGGTCATACCCACCTCCTAGAAATAGATCGTGTAATCCGGCCTGTCGGCTATTGGCTCGTCCAGCACCTCGGCTTTGAGGTGCTTCAAGGCTACCGCCAGCTTGCGCAGCGCCCTCTTCTCGGTGTGCATCACCGCTTGATGTGTCACCCCCATCTCCGCTGCGATCTCCTGGTAGGTCATGCCCTCCTGCGGTCTGGGGCGGTAACTGCCCTCCCATCGGCCTGCCATCAGCGCCTCCCGCAATAGGCACACTCCACCGCGCCACAATATTGCTTACAAAGCCCGTTCTTGCGAGTTACGAACACCTCAGTGTCCCATGCTTCTTTCAGCCGAGCCACCCGCGTCTTGACATCCTTGTAAATCGGCACCAGCTCGCTGCGCTTCAGCGTGAAGCCGGTCGTCTTTTTGTCCTTGAGCCAGATGTATTTGGCCTCGATCTCCTGAACCTCGGGATGCAGCAGGGCGAAAATCAGGGCGTTGATCTGGAGCTGGGTGTTGTCGTCCTTGAGTTTGCCTGTTTTCCAATCGTAGAGCCTGGCCTTCTCCCCGTTCACAATAGCGAGGTCGATAGCCATGCGCCCCACGGAGTCCCCCCAGTCCCAAGGTTTTGCCGGGTCATTGGGGCAGATCATCGGCCTCCAGCTCTCGCCTACGCCGATCCGGTGCTCCACATACCTCTTACCTGGCAGCTTGTCCAAAAGCAGAAGGTAAGGCAGGACGACCGCTCTCGCTTCCCAGTCCTTAACATCCTGGCCGAGCATATGTCGCTCCGCCGCCTTGTGTACCCGGTTGCCCCAAATGGTGTGCAACGTCTCCTGGTAGGGGACCGTCTTGTAGTAGAACTCGGCGGCGAACTTGGCCGGGCACAGCTCGAAGCAGGCCAGCTTGGACGGACTCCAGGCGAATTTGGGAACCGGCTTCGCCGTCTTAGCAGCTACGTCCGCCGCCTTGAACATCTTCTGCTTCTGGTAGTCGTCCATTACCCGTTGGGGCAGGACTCCGGCGCGATCCGCCGCCTTCACGTCCGCCTGCCAGCCCAGGATCAGCGCCGTGTCTCCCTCGCTCTTGCGCAGCAAGTGCCCGGTGAAGGTGGTAAAGTCCCTCTCCGATGCGAGAAGCTCCTGGCTGGTCACGGTGTAGGCGGGTCTGCTATCGACTTCGGTCATTCCTGAACCTCCTTTAATTGCCCCCAGCTCGGCCCGATCTTGCAGTCCACTGGGAATGTTATGGGAAACTGCACGCCCCATGCTGCCTTGTAAGGTAGGTTCGACAGCGCCTGTCTGAGTTTCAACGCCCCCTCCCGGCTCCGGCCTTTGGGGAGGATGAAGAAGAGACCGTCGTGCAGCTCGAAGTAGAAGTAGCCCCCCAGCGCCGCCAGCATGTTGCGTGCGACCGCCAGAGCGAGATACTTCTGATCTCCGCCTGTCCCTTGGATGGGGTAGTTAATCGCTGTGGACTCCAGCGCCCAGGACTGCCGCCTGTCCAGCCAGTCTCCGTTCAGGTTGATCCGCCTCCCGGCAAAGGTCTCAGCGTACCCCAGGCGACGACACAGGTTGATCGAGTCGGTCCAATAGTCCTTGATGCCTGGATAGGTCCGCTTGTAGGTGTCGAGTATCCCCTGAACGAAGGGCTGCGTCAGGTCCAGCTCATACTCCACCCGCGCCTTGGTAGTCGCCGCCGCAGCCCCGATGCGGTACTGAAAGCTGAGGTTGGCAAATTTTCCCATCTTTCTCTGCTGGCTCGCCCCTGCCGCTCCGTCATGCACCCGCTGGATCAGCTCCCGGTAGTCGATCTGTGCGATCTGTGCCCCCATGAACGAGTGGGCGTCTTCTCCAGGCTCTCGCAAGGCCAGCATCTGAGTATCGCCGGAGGCTACCGCCATAAGGCCGAACTCCTGACCGGCGAAGTCCAGCTCTATGAGGTCAAACTCTTCTGGCACGGAGATCAGGTCTCGGAAGTCCGCACCTCGCTTCCACTGGTGCAGGGCGATCCCTGTCGGGCGCTCGTTCGCCCCTTTGCCCTGCTTCGAGTAGTATGTCATGCGGCTCGTATATGTGCCGAAAATCTTAGCCTGGGGGCGGGTCACGCCGTCCTCGTTGTACTCCAGGCTCGTCAAGGTTGCTTCGGCGTATTTTGCCGTGTTGTACTGCGACTCCCGGTAGTCGCGCAAGAGCCTTGCCTGCGGATAGGTCTCCGCCAGATCGTGCAGGGCAAACTTGTCGGTCGAGCGATTACCCTGGAGGTTCTTCACCGTCCCCTTGGTTCGTTTGGTACACGGCAAGCCCCAGGTGTCATAGAGCAGCGTGCCGAGCTGTGCCGGAGAACCAAGATTTACTGAATCAATCTCAGGGTAATGAGCCTTCAGCGCTGCATAGGCGGTTTCTCCATCCTTTTTGAGCCTCCCTTGTAACCTGAGCGCTGCCTCCTTGTCAATAGTTATTCCACGATTGTATGTCTGAGCTACCAACGGTATGCAGCGAGCCTCTATAAGTACCGCCTGACGCTGCTCCTCTGAGAGCTTTTCCCAGAACGTCTCTGCCAGTATCGCCGTGAACCTGGCATCCTCCTTGTTGCGGTGTAATAATCCGGCGAGCGCCTCCTGGGTGTCGCCTTGGAACTCCTTGAACTCCTTGAACCCAGCAGCTTCGGGGAAGAACTCTTTCATTGCCGCTTCGAGAGAGTAGCTCTTTCGCGGCCCCCCTTCCGGCTCCGGCTCTCGGATCCAGTGCATCCAGAGCAGCATCCCGTCCAGCCACTTGATGCCCTCTATAAGCGCCGGGTTTACTCCGACAGCGTAGAGCCAGGACACGTCGAAGCAGGTATTCCACGCCACCACATAGCGCCCCTGGTAAGGGGTGAGCAGGGTCTCAAGCTGCGCTATGGTCGGATTATGAAGCCCGACAGCTCTGGCTGTAGTTGCCAGGCTCGCCGCGCTGATCTGTGCGAGACCCCTCCCGGCTCGGTAGGCTTGCAGAGCGTACTCGGGGAGCACCCCCCTCGTCTCGATGTCGAAGCCGATAAACCTCATCCTACACCCTCCCCAGCTCAAACTCGTCTCCGAGCAGTTGGCGTTTGATGCTCTCCTGGCTCCCTCCGATGACATGCAAGAGGCCGCACATGGGGCAGGTGTTGACAAGCGTGAGTTCCGCCAGGGCGGAGACGATACCGATGGGTGCATCACATTTCGGACAGGGTGTTACGAGCATGACGCCCTCCGGTGTTGCTTCGCCTTGCACCTCTCCAGGTCCAGCTCCTCGCGCAGCGCTTCGATCTCGGTGCCGAACTCGCGCCCGTTGGAGCACTGCCATACAGGTAACAGCTTGTAGCGCGGAAAGCCCGTAGTTGCCACACCGTTATGCTGCCGGTGCGGGGGTATCTCCAGGTCTTTAGCGAGGTCGACCACTTCCGCCTCGCGGTGCTGCTCCTGAATCTCCACGCTTTCCGCTACCACCTTCTGCCACTCAGTGGGCATGGTCTCGCGCAGGAACTCGGCAACTGGGAACTTTCTACCCTTATAACTAGAATCTGGGTGCTTCGGATGCGTGAGATAGGCGAGAATCTGTGCGTCGGTGAGGTGGCGAGATGAAAACACCTACCCCCTGCATTTGCCCTTGGCAGCGGACGGCTTGCCACAGATGGTGCAGGGGGTAGGTGTTTTCATCTCGCCACCTCCGCGCCGGTCAGGTTCGCGCCGGTCAGTGTGCCAATTTCGAGAATTACAGCTCCAGTGTAACGATTTAAGATTTTCATAACCTCTCCTTGACGGCATGCTCCATAGGGAGCTTTTTTCTGTGAGTTAGTTACTATACTGTGCAGCCTCTGCAAAAGTTATAAAGAAATGGATACCGTGATCGCACTCGACTCTCATATCGTCGTTGTAGCTGTCTGGGACTACTTTTTTACCGACTGTGTAGACTGTGAGATTGCTATAATCACCTCTAACGCTGGTAATCTCCGAAACTGTACCATCTACGTTTAAGATGCGCTTGACGTAAGCGTACTCACAACGACATTTACGCCCTACTAACGACGAGTTACGCCCGGCAGCCGCTGGGATAATCAGCTCTATCACCTTACCAGATGCCTTTTTATAGGCTGTGAATGAACCTACTGGTACTATACTCTGGCCGGTCAGGTTCGAGTTTCTCAGGCACGCGCCGGTCAGGTCCGCGTTTCTCAGGTTCGCGTCGGTCAGGTTCGCGTCGGTCAGGCACGCGCCGGTCAGGTTCGCGCCAGTCAGGTTCGCGTCGGTCAGGTTCGCGCCAGTCAGGGTCGCGTAGGTCAGGGTCGCGTAGCTCAGGGTCGCGTAGCTCAGGTCCGCGTCGGTCAGGGTCGCGTCGGTCAGGTCCGCGCCGGTCAGGTTTGCGTAGGTCAGGGTCGTGTAGGTCAGGGTCGCGTTTCTCAAGTCCGCGCCGGTCAGGTCCGCGCCGGTCAGGTTCGCGTCGGTCAGGTTCGCGTCGGTCAGGGTCGCGCCGGTCAGTGTGTCAATTTCGAGAATTACAGCTCCAGTGTAACGATTTAAGATTTTCATAACCTCTCCTTGACGTGCTTAGTTACTATACTGTGCAGCCTCTGCAAAAGTTATAAAGAAATG